TTGCCTTGGGCACCTGGGACGAACAGCTCGGGGCCGCGCTCGCCGACGAGGTAAGGCGTGCCAGAAGAAACAGCGCCTCCGTTGGCTTTACCGACCAGGGATCCGCTAATTCCAAAACCGCCCGATCCAATGTTTAGATTGGAAGGGTATTGGACAGGACCGGCGCCCTTAAACAAACCACCGCCGCCTCCAAAAATTCCGATTGCCATTTCAATAGATTTGATAACAATCATCTTGGTGATTATCTGAGCAGCCATATCAAGGAAAGCATCCGATATGCGGCGGAAGAAACTAACTAGCGCCTCTTGGGCACTCATGGATCCCTGAATCAATTGACTAAACGAATTTGTAAATGCTCCGGCGACCCCTTCTGCCGCCGTCTTCACTTGATTGATGGGGTCTAAAAGTTCTTTAAGTTCTTCTTTAGCCTTCTGAAGTTTTTCGTTTTCGCCAAATAGCTGTTGTCCACCAAAAGCTAATTGGGTATCTATTGGTGCACCAAGCTCGCGGAGTTGTTCGGGGATTTTTAGCCCTGCACGTTTGTAAAACTCTTCATTCTGCCGCTTTAGCTCACTTGTATAAGCCTGTGCGTTATTTAACCGGAATAGGTCGGTGTTATATGCGGTCAGTACAATTTTTTGTTGTTCGTCCAGAAGATCGTTAATACGCTCTTGGTACGAGATATAGGTGTTTTGGGCTTTAGCTAAGTCTTCCTCTAGGGGAGTTCTTGCTTCCGCAACATTTAGAGCTTTTTGGAGTGTTATGAGTAGTTGACCGCCTGTTTTTTGTGACCGTTCGTATTCGTCTGCCGACCTTTTTGCGTTTGTAGCAGCTTCTTTTGCCTGTCTAGAAGCTTCCCTAGTTTGTATAGAACTTATCTTATTTGCGGCATTTATTTTAATCAGTTCACTTCTTCTATCCGACTCAGCATCAAGCTGATCAAACGCGAGCTTAAGGTCGTCTGCGCTTGCTTTTGCGAGGTCTTTGCGCAGCTGCGCACGCTTAGTTAAAAGATCTTGGAACTCCTGCTCCAAGGCCATTTCACGTTCAATGTTTATATTTGCTATTTGATCTGAAATACTATCACCGACTAAACGCTTTTTAGCAAACTTGAGTTCAATGTCTGCGCTAATAATACGCTGATTTAGTTGAGCAAACAGTTCGCGGGCTTTAAGAATGCTGCTATCTAACTTACCATTAAACAACTCCATCCATGCGTTAATGTTCTGCAGGGCGCCCTCTCCTGCAATCAGTTCGATTGTAAACTCAGTGACCCGTTTTATTACCAGACCTATAGCTGATATTACAAAATTCACCGCCGTAACTATCCCGTCAATAATCCGTAGCGCTGCAGTAAGAGCTGCCGCAAAGGGTGTAGCCAATAAACCGATAGTGGCACTTACTGTTGCGGTGAAATCGCTCCAGGCAGCAGACAGTTGGTTACCAGAGTTTGCTATATCTTGCTGTGACTCGGCAAATACGCCGGTTTGCAGTGTGACCTGTTCGGAAAGCAAGGCTTGAGCTTCGGCGTACTGACCCAGCTGTTTGTAAAGCTCAACTTGGGTTTCAAGATTTCCTGTAATAGTTATGCCGGATTCTTTTAGAGCATCAAGATCTATGTCGCGTACTGCATTACCTAAAGCAACAGCTTTCTGGTATGCCGCATCTAATTGAGCGCCAATAGCGCCCCCTAAGATCTGACCTCCGAAGCCTGTTCCAAAGAAAGAGCCGATTGCGGAGCCGGCCACGGACCCGGCACCGCCACCAAACAGAAGAGGGAAGCCTACGCCCAGTGCAAGGTTTTCACGGAATGCTGCGGTTTCTTTTGCTCGTTGTTTTTCTTGTTTAGCGATACTATCTACACGGCGCTGCTCCAATCGGTAGAGGGCTGCGTTGTGACGAACACGAAGGCTATTAAGTTCCTTCTGCAAACTTGTAGATATGCCGTCAACTTTCTTGTTCCACTGGATTCGTTTCTGCGCTTGATCGGCATAGGCTTTGTTTTGTGCAGCGACAGCCGCTGCGGCTTCTGCGTTGGCTGCCATTGCAGCTGTTGCTGGACCGGCTCCACCTGGGGGATATTGGGTGGCTCCGGCTAGACGCCTTTGCCGTGCAGTTTCAAGAATCGCGTTGGCTCGTTTATCCGCTAAAACATCCTGCGCCCGAGCAAATTCGTAGGCAGCTCTAGTAGCTTCTCTGGTTTGCTGGGTCTCTGCAGCAAGTGCGTCTTTTCGCTGCTTGATTTGTGCCGCAAGATTTTTTCGAGCCTCGTCCGATAGAGCCTGTTCGCGGGCACGGATGGCTGCTACCGATTCTTGGGCAGCTCTAGCCTCTTCTTTTAAGAACTCTGCACGCTTTTTGGCGGTTGCTAGTGACTTGACCGCTTTGGCTTGCTCCAGCTCGGTCTGAGTAATGCCTCTTGCTTGGCGCACCAAGTCATTGATGGCTCGCTGCTCAAGTGCTTGGGCTTTTGTTACGGCTACAAGCTGCTGAGCGGATATTTTGGCTTCCTCTGTATTAGAGCGATATTCACCTAACTGATGAGTAGCATCACGAAGCTGTTGGTTTAGTTGGTTGAGCGTAGAGCCTTTAATTAAGTCCTCGAAGGATGTAGCGGTCGCTTTTATTTCCTCGTCTAAACGGTTAAAACTACCCGCTAATTCTTGAACTCTGCGTACTGATGCAGGACCAATCGCTTTTGCGGCAGCTGGTGCGAAAGCCATAAAGGCCGCTGTAGCTGCTGCAATCCCGCCGGCGGTGGCCATGCCTGCAGGCCCCATTGCCTGCAGCGCGTCCGTAATTAAATTGACTGGCGCGGTGAGATCGGCCACACCGGAACCGAAGTCCCGTAGAGCACCTACAGCGCCACCAAAACGACTACTTAAATTTGCAGCAGCATTTGCAGCCGCATTTATACCGGCAACACCGACAACAGTTTTTCCGCCGAAATCAAATGCTTGGGCAACGTCGCCTAAACGTTTACCTAGACCGCCGAGTTGTTTGTCTAAAACACTTAAAGATTTTCCGTATGCTTTTACATTTGTAGACGCAAATCCACCAAATCCTTTTAGTGCTTTACCAAGGCCGTTAAATTTACGCTCAGCCTGTTCCGTCTGTTTAATAATCCCAGTTATCTGGGCTTCAATATCCGTCAGACCTTTAGTGGCCTGCTGAGTCTTGGCCCGTACCTGAATATCGACGTTATATTCAGCCACTGTGGTGCGCCAGGGGTCTTGTGCCCCAGTCTACTGCGACTACCTTGACGCGGTACGGGCTTTCATCTTGGCCTGATCCATCGACCTCTGCTCTTCTTCATTGCGGAGTTCAAAGAACGCCGCCCAGCCGACAAGCTCCTCGGTCGTCAAGCTTTGAGAAAGCTGGGTCACAGTCTGACCCAGCTCTTTGGCGAGGAAGTAGATGAAGAACCAGTCCTTATTAGCTTTTGAGGGCGGCTTTCGCTTCCTCCACTTTGTTTTCGGCGCCAGAAGTCAGCATCGCCAGCTGGATTTCTTGGAGAATGCTGGCTTCGACATCGCGGCGCAGAGCAGCGCGTTCGCCGTCGGAAAACAGGCGCTTGCCGTCTTTGTCGAGAGCCTTCTCGATCATCAGGCTCAGAGCAAAGTCGTTGGCGTCTTCGGAGTCGGATTTTTTCTGGATTGACTCGCGCTCGGCGATGGTCAACGGGTGCCAGTAGATTTCCAGCACGACTTCGCCTTCGACTTTGACTTCGTGCTTGTAGAGCTGGCTGACTCCGAACTTGTTACGGAGCAGTTCGGTAGCACGCATAAATGAAGTTGTTGGTTACTACAGAATACTACGCCCGTGCGGTGAATTGGCAAGAAACGATGCCGATGAAGTGCGAGCGGTCCTCCGTATTGATCGGGGTGGGGCCGACAATGTCGAGCACACGAGGGGATGCACTGTAGGTATCGGTGTAGCCGCTTGCGTTGACGGATGTCAGGCCGTCAATTATGGCCTCGCTAATTGCAGACAACACGCTCGTTCCAGCGTTTTTGGGGACGTAGACAGTGCACTGGATTACCCCGGAGTAATAATCCTGGGCGGCGCCTTGGGTTTGAAGCGTGGATCGGTTGAAGTTGACCGACATGAGCACGTACTTCGTGCTTTTTCCAGGGGTGGTGAAGGTGACGTTGTCGTACACCATCCTCACGGCACTGTCGGCATCGCTGACTGCGTCGGTAACTGCTTTCTCGAAGGCAGCGCGAGCGTTTACTAGCGTCATGATGATTCTCCCGGAACCTCATAGGAAACATACTTAGTCCCAGGGGAGAACAGATTGAACAGATTCCTACCACCGCTACCTTGACCAGACGCGACGCGGATGCGGGTTGGGGACTTCTTATCGCTAAAAACGTACTTCACTAGGTCTTTGAATTCGCCCTGCACATAGTTCGAGATGTTGTTTTTGGGCGACGCAAGTGCGTCTGAGGCGTATTTAACGGTGTTACCGATAAATACGGACTGGTTCAATTTGAATCGGGGTACGGAGTGGCGGGGCTGGATGATTGGTTGGCTGCCTGAAGCAAGTTTTACATAACCGCTAGGCATAGTAACGGTTTCAATCTTGTCCCAGGGGCTGAAGTTTTCTCGTTCGTCGCGGGCACGGGGGCGGCTGGTAGCTGCTTTCCAGCTAGAAGCAAAAAAGCCCGTCAACACAGGGCTAACTTCCGGGGTTGCGAGTTCGTCGAGCGCAATCTGAATAAGACCATTTAGATCGTCCTCTAGACGATTCATAAGGTCTTTTTTCATGTGCTTAATATCTCGTCCCATCAGAAGCGCACCAGCAGGATGTAGAGATACTCTTGACCGCCGCGATAAGTGCGGATGTCGGTTATCTGCGCGGTTCGAGAGGCACCGGCATAGCTAAGAGTGACTTGGTCCTCGAAGGTGGGCTGGTTGCCTCCAATTTTGTCTGGGGTAATGTAAATCTTGGCTTGGCGTTCTTCGCGTCCTTCCTCTTCCTGAGAAACGACGAATTCAACAGGAACTTTGATGCTGGAGTAGCTGGTGTCGGTTGTGGTTAGTGCGCCAGTTGCGTAGTTGTAACTAGGGGACGCTTTGCGGGTGTAAGTGATGCTGGTGTCGAGGGCAGTACCAAGGTCTGATACCACCGATTTGGCGACGCTTTTGAA